CCGCCACGGGGCGCCGGCTGATCGAGCGCGGCGGCGAAGGAGGGGGCGCCGACGGCCACGGGCGCCTGCATCCGTCGGCGGCGCACAAGATCGCGGCGGCGCTGGCCGCCGGCTGGCTCGCGCCGGACACCGTGAGGCGCGTCTTCGACGACGCCGACCTGCACGTGCTCCGCGACCCGGAGAATTATCCGGCCGCGTGGTGCTACGTCGCCGGCGCGATGCCCTTGGTGTTCGCGGACCACGGCCAGCCGTGGTATCGCGACGGGCGAAAAATTAAAAAAAAGGAATCCAACCCATGACGACAGCGATAAAAAAACGCGGGGCGCCGCGCGCCCCGGACCTGACCGCGCGGGAGCGGCGGCTGGCCCGGCAGCTCCGCGACCCCCGCCTCGACGAGTACGGAAGGTATGTTTTTGGCGGCGAGAAGCTCAGGGCGCCCCTTCCAAAGACCGCCAAGGCGAAGTGTGAGATCAAGCTCGTCCAGCGCCTCGACGGCACCTGGGTATACGGGACGGATTTCACATGGGGAAACTCGGCGCAGTACATGTGGCCCGCTGACAAGGGCGACGGGCACGGCAGCCGCGTCGGCGCGATCCTCGCCGCGATCGAGGAGTTCCGCCGCCACGCGACCGCCCCCGGCTACGAGAAGCCGCTCCGCCAAAGCGACATCCGCGCGCTGCTCAAATGGCGCGACGACCTCAAAAGCGTCCACGGGAGCACCGTCGAGTGCGACGCGGACGCCCCGGCTCCGACCTCGGACACCGAGATGCTCCCGCGGCCCACGGGCGAATTTTTCAAACAAGACGACCAAACGCTCCGCCTGTTCGGCCACGCGCCAGCGCTCGCGCCTCACCCGCTCGCGCTGGAGGTGCCGCGGCCCACGGCCGAGGAGCGGGCGCGGCTGCGCGACTCGATTGCCAAGGATGGTTTCGATTCCAGCACGCCGATCGAGCTCTTCCAGGGACAAATTCTCGACGGCCTCACGCGCTACGACGAGCTCGTGAGCCTGGGGTTGGCGCCCGACCCCGCGCAGGCGCTCTCGGGCGCGCACCCCTGGGTGCGCATCTTCACCGGCACGCCGGGCGAGGCCGCGGCCCTGGTGCGGCGGCGCAATTACGACCGCCGGCAGCTCAGCGAGGCGCAGGTCGCCATGGCTGTGGCCCGCGAGCTAGCCAGGCCGCCCGTGCCCGCGCCGTTGATGGAGGTGCTATCGAGTGTTTCCGCGGAAACACCGCGTGCCGGAAAGACGGGGCCGAGTTTACGCTCCGCGGCCAGGGCCGCCGGCGTCTCGCCGGCCAGCGTGTCGCGCGCCGCCGCGGTGCTGCGCACCGCGCCCGACGTCGCGGTGGCCGTCGCGCGCGGCGACGTGAAGCTGCGCGAGGCCACGCGGCTCGCGGCCAAGCCCGCGCCCGAGCGCGCGCGCGAGCTGGCCAAGCCGGCGAAAGAGCGCAAGCGCGAGGCGAAGGCCGCCGTGAGATCGACGTTGGACCCGCGGGACCTGCGCGAGGGCGCGCGAGCGACGAAAACCACGGTCCACTGGACCGACGACGACCGCCGGCGGCTCGACAAGATCCTGAGCAGTTTTCGCCACGGCGCCGACAGGCTCGGCACGGCCGGCGACGTCGTGATCCGCGCCGTGCGATTCCTGGCCGAGGCGCTGGCGACCGACCAATACCCGTCGATCGTCGCGACCACCGTCGCGCGATTGGCGAAACGCCCCGCCGGCGACTTTTTCAATTTCAACCCGGAGCGCAAGAAACCGAGGCCCAAATGAAAACACGCGAACAACTGATCGAGGCCGCCGCCAACATCATGGCCGCGCGCGCAATCCTGCGGCCGCTGGAAAGCGTCGCCGTCGACGACGTCGCCAGTGACGTGCTCCTGTGGGCGTTGGGCGTGCCCGACGCCTGCGCCGAAATCGACCTGGCCGCGCGCGTCGTCGCGGTGAAGCACGACGGGCGCCGCATCGTCGAGAGTTTCCGCGCCGCCATCGGCCAGATGGCGCCGGAGGAAAAACCGTGAAGCCGCCTAACGCCTAACCTCTAACCTCCAACCTCCAACCTCTAACCTCCGAGAAGCCATGAGCCTCAACGCCTCACGTTTCGGCGGCCTCCGGCCCGACCGGCCGCACCAAGATTACGACGACGGTCGCCGCCCCTCGGCGGCCGTCGACCTGGTACTCACGCCCACGGAGGGGCGTGAGACCTTTGTCGCGGGCGAAGGCCCCTGCGCCCTGGCGATCCTGGCCCAGAGCTGGTCGCTCCTCTGCGAGTCGGCACCCTCGACCGACGTGCTCGCGCGCTTTGGATCGCGCGGGAAGTCGGACGTCGAAGTCGTTGTCGAGGCCTTCGAGCTCCCCCCGGGCGTCAGCGACGTCATCCTCTGCTGCGGGACGGGGGACCGGGCCTCGGACGTCGTCGCGACGCTGAACGACCGCGGCCGGTTCGCGGAGGCCTGGTCGTTCCTGGCCGCCGCGCTCGACGCGGCCGGCCCGGCGCTGCGCGTGCCGCTGCCCGAATACGATCTCCCCTACGCCCCCGCCCCGTCGCCCCCGGCGCTCGGTCTCGGCGATCGGATCGCCGGACTGCTTGCCGGCCTCCGCGCCGTCGAGGCCCTGCGCGCAATCCGCGATCCGCAATCCAATCCGGAGGAGCTCCGATGCCTCACGCTCTCGTGATCGACCGGGCGCTCAGCCGCGAGTGGCAAACTCGCGACACAATCGAGATCGAGGCCAAGTGTTCCGAAGCCATTTTTCGCTCGGGAGGAAAGCCATGACCGACTCCGCCTTCGTCCGATGCCCGAAGTGCGGCCACAGCTGGAGTCCTGGCGACTGCGACGACCATTGGCTGTACAGCGAGGGAGAACACGAGGTCTTCTGTGATAGCTGCGATCACCGCTTCGTGGTCGTTACTCACGTTTCGTTCGCCTTCAGCAGTCCACCACTTCAGCAGTCCACCAACGGAGGAAAGCCATGTTAGTGCTCGAGCGGGACGTGAATGAATCGGTCGAGTTCCACGGGGGCGATGGCGAATGGCTCGGCAGGGTCACCGTGCTCCGGACTCACGGCGGCAAGCTCCGACTCGGAATCGAAGCGCCGGCCACGGTACGGATCATGCGCTCGGAGCTGCTTGACCGCGCGGAAACGCCGATTGACGCCGCGCCGGCCGCGTGATACTGAGGCGGCATGCCGTACGTCCGCACGCTCCGCCGTGGTCAATCGCTCCGCATTAGCGGGCCCGCCACGATCACGCTGCTGACCCCGTCCCGGGCGAAGCTGTCGATCGACGCCCCGCCCGACGTGAGAATCGACGCCGGAGGCCACGCCGGGGCCGACGTGATCCCGCTGCGTAGGGCGCCTCGGGCCGGCCTTGACTCCGCCGCCTGACGCGCGGTATCGTGCCGCCCGTCCATGAGGCCGGGTCGCCGCCGCGACCCGTTCGGCCCGCGCGCCCCAGCGCGGAGCGCGTCGCTAGCGCCAGGCCGCCCGATGCACCCACGCCATCTTGCCGATCTTCGCGCGCCGCGCGCGCGGAGCGCGATCTATTCGCCCGCGCGGCATTGCATCCGCCGCTGGCACCTCGTCATTAGCGGATTCACCCAGCGCGAAGGGCGCCCCGACGGGTCTCAGCTGCTCTGGTCGATGCTGCGCCAATACGATGTCGGCGGCAACGGCACGTCGACGGCCCTGCGCCCGTGGAACTCGCCGTGGGACGATTTCGCCGAGCTGATCTGGCGCTTTCGGCCGCTCGACGCGGCGCCAGAGATCCACGTCTACGCGTATTCGTGGGGCGCTGGATGGGGCTTCCCTCGCCTGGCCTCCGAGCTGGCGAAGCGATCACTCGCGATCGATACGGCGGTCCTGTCCGACCCCGTGTATCGTCACCCGCTCTGGTCGCTGTCCTGGCTCAGTCTGCTCAGTCTGCCCCGCGTCGTCGCGCCCCGAAACGTGCGCGAGGTGTGGTCCTTTTTTCAGCGCGAGAACCGACCCGCTGGTCACCAGGTGGTGGCCGCCGATCCAGCGTGCACGATCGTCCACGCGGGCCAACGGGCCAGCGCGACACACGCGTACATGGACGATTTGCCCGCGTACTACCAGCGGTCGCTGCGGATCGCGAGCGAAGCCGCCGAGCGCGGCTACCGAAAATCGAACGATCCCGCCCCGCCGCGGAGCGAGGCCGACTAGGGCGGGCGTAAGCGCGGGCCACCTGCGGGTAGGACGCCCCCCGTTCTGTCGCCCACCGCGGCGGGTCTTTTTTAGGAAGTTGGAAGTTGTCATGGCACCGCGAATGAGCCGATCCGAAACAGGCTGCCTCGTCGCTGTCTTGGCCGCGGCGCTGGCCTTCGCAGGGCCGCTCGTGGCACAATCCAGTGGGCCAGGGAGGGCCCAGGCCACGGCGGCACGCGCCCGGGCGGACAGGGACGTCCGCCCGCCGCCGGCGGCCGCGCCGCCGTACGACACCGGTTTCACGTGACTGCGCGCCGCAACGAGCGCGGCGCGCTCGCGTGCAATCCGCAATCCGGCCTTCCCGCTGCGAGCGATCCGTTTGGCCGCGCCGGCGCCGCCCGGCAGCAAGATCTACGCGGCCGTCCGCGTGAACATGCTCGACCGCGACGGCACGCGCTCGCACGGCACGGGCACCGTGATTGACCGCCTGGACGACAGCACCGGCATCGTCGCGACCAATTGGCACGTCGTGCGCGACAGCACGGGCCACGGGCTGGTGCAGTTCCTCGGCGCCGCAGGGACCTCGGCGGTCGAGATCCTCGAAATCGACCAGGCCGCCGACGTGGCCCTGCTCTACGTGTCGCTGCCCGCCGGCCAGGTCGTGTGCGAGCTGGCCGATCGGCCGCCTGCGATTGGCCAGGTCGTCACGATCGCCGGCTACGGCGCCGACTGTGTGCTCGTCGCGCAACGTGGCCAGGTCGTGCAATACACGACCGGACCGGAGCAGTCCATCGAGGCGGCGCCATGCAGCGCCCGCCAGGGAGACAGCGGCGGCCCCATGTTCGACGCCGACGGCAAGCTCAGCGGAGTGCTGTGGGGCGCCCACTTCCGGCGCACCCACGCAGCCCATTGCGGGATCGTCCGCCGCATGCTGGTCCGCGCCCGCGCGCGAATCCAAGGCCGCCGGGCCCGGCGCGACGAAATGCGAGCGGGGAAGGGCGTAAGGCCGGCCGTAAGGCCCCCGGTTCTTCCGTCGCTCGGCGCCGCGGCGCCGGCCGCCTGGCAGCCGATCCCGCCGCCGGCCATCGCGCCGCCGCCAAATACGACCTTCGCCGACGGCAGCGGCCCGCGGCCGATCGGCCCCGATCCCAATACCCCGACGCCGCCGGCCGACACCGGCGCCGCCGCGGCGGCCGCGGCGAAAACCGAGCGGCGGCACGCCGAGCGCCTCGCGGCCGCGCAATCGGCGATCGCGGAGCTCGAGGCCGAAATCGAGAAACTACGCCGGGAGCGGCCGGCGGCACCGACCGGAGAGATTGCACGTGAGGCCGTCGCCGACGTCGCCCGCGCGGCCGCGCCCGGCCTGATCGAGCGTTTCGCGCCCGGGTTGCTGGCGGCCGTCGGCGTCGGCGGCCCGGCCGCCGCCGCGCTCTACGTCGCCAGCCGTTTGCTCCGACGCCGCGCCGCGAAGCGGGCCCATGCCGGGCGCCGGCGCCCCACCGCGGCCACCGACGGCGCCGCCGCAATTCCAAGCGGCGGCGCGCCTCAGCCCACGCACGAAATCAAATTCGTCGCGGTCGAGACTCCGAGCGCCGAGCTCGCCGCGCTGCTCAAGGCGATCGAGGTGCTCGGCACGCAATCGCCCGCCGGCAGAAAATTCGCAATGGACATCCAATCTTACAAATCGCAACTGCTCAACCGAGCCTAGGAGCCCTCCATGACCGCGCCCGTGACCGATGCCTCGCCGACGACCGCCGTCCCCCAGGCGCCCGGCGCCGCGCCCGTGGAACTGATCGCCGGCACGGAGCTGACCACCCCGATCGGCGGCGGCGTCGAGTCGCTGATTCCGGTGAGCGCGCCGTTCCGCACCAACGCCCCCCCGTGGTACTCGCCCGCAGGCAGCGTATGGAGCGAGCTCGGCTGCGCCGTGCCACAGCCCGGCACGCAACTCCAGACAAACAACGGTGTGATTTACGATTTTGTTCACACGGTCGGCCGTGCGCTTTTCGATGTGCTCTGGAAGCAGCCTGACCGGCTCCTCGAGCGCTGGCCGTCGTACGACTGCCTGTGGGAGATCCACCAGCTCCTGACGATCGGGCGCAATCGCCTGGTCGCGAAGACCACGCCCGCGGGCGCCTCGCCGCTCAAGCCGACGCACGCGGTGCCGGCGCCGAAAATGTTCGTTGTTTTCCCCGTGCCGTTGTACGGCCAGCTGGGCTGCGTCAATCAGTACCTGCGCGAGTTCACCGAGCTCAGCCTGATGCTGTGCTCGGAGGCGATGCAGCACGCGGACAACGCGCTCAGTTTTTATGTTACGCCGGGCTTTTTCAGCACCGTGTACCCGTACATCCAATACCTTCTCAAGGACCTGGCGACCAAGTTTTTCGGCGTCGATCCCACCGTCGCCGGCGCTCTCGATTACGTGATCCCCACGACCGCCTGGACCGCATTCAACCCGCGCGCCGGCAGCGTGTCGTTCGAGTCGACGGCGACGTTGCCGCCGCTCAACCTCAGTGCGCCCCCGGCGTCGGACCTGCAACGGATCTGTGGACTGACGCTCGAACAGGTGGTCCCATTTCTGCAACCCTGGCCGGACGCGCAATACCAATTTTCCACGGGCGGCATTTGGAAGAACGCGTCGAGTCCCGCGAGCGACACCTCGCGCGCCGGAAAGACGCCGAACCTCGCGACGCACGCGAACCGCAGCCTCTTCGCCGGCTCGGGCCCCCCCCAACCCGCGTAACCCAGGAGATCCCCGCGATGGAACCAGACACGTCACTCCGCGACCTATCGCGGAGCGTGCTGCATTGCTGCCACCGGCTCGACGCGCTGGAGGCGGCCACCAGGCCTGCCGGTGCCGGAGGCAAGCGCCCACCCCTGGCCAACGTATTCGCCGCGCTGATCGCGCACACGCCGATCCGCCAGCGCCGTTGGCTGGCCGAGCGATTGCGCGAGCACTTCGCCGTGGGGCTGCCAGAGCTCACCGAGCGGGAGCGGCGGCTGGCCCGGCAGTTCCTCGACGAGGTGACACCTGCCTGACCGCGCCCGCCGGCCCTGCCGCGTGCCAGGCTGCCCGGCATTGGTCGCGGGCGGCTACTGCCCCGCGCACGCCCGCAGGCCGCCCGAGCGTGCCAGCGCGAGCGCCCGCGGTTACGGTGGCCGCTGGCGTCGCTACCGCATCAGCTACCTCGCGCGAAACCCGCTGTGTACACGTTGCGGCCGGGGCGCGACCGACGTCGACCATGTGCAGCCCGCGACCGGCCCAAACGACCCAAACTTCTGGGCCGCCTCCAACCACCAGCCGCTATGCCACGAGTGCCACGCCACCAAGACGGCCACCGAGGACCGCGACACGAGGGGGGGGTTTTTTTTGCCGTGACGCCCAGATTTGGACCGTTGAGCACAAACGCACGCGCCGCCGCAAGTTTCGAGTAGGGGGGGGTCGATGGGCAAAAGAGGACCGAAACCGAAGCCGAGCGCGCTGAAAAAATTGGCGGGCAACCCGGGCAAGCGGCGGCTCAACAAGGCCGAGCCGAAGCCGGCGCCGATCGACGGGCCGGCCGAGCCGCCCGACTGGCTCGACCTCGACGCGCGCGACGAGTGGGCGCGCGTCGCGCCCGAACTTTCGAGGCTCGGCATCCTGACAAAAATCGACCTTAGTTTGCTGGCGGCGTATTGCCTGGCGTACGCCGAGATGGTCGTGGCGACGCGACAATTGCAGGAGATGGGCACCAACGTCGTGGTCGTAAAAAACGACGACGGGACGATCAAATACATGCAGCCGGCGCCGCATGTCGGCATCGCGCATAGGGCGGCGCTCCGCATGCGCACGCTGGCCGCCGAAATGGGAATCACACCGAGCGCGCGCACGCGACTCGTGACGGAGACCGATGGGCCGACCAAACAAGACGACCAAACGCTCCGCCTGTTCGGCCAGTAGGACAGCCGAGCTCGCCGGCGAGACATTCACGTACGACCGCCAGGCGGCCGCCGACGCGTGCGATTTCTTCGCGCGCTGGCTGACGCACGGGAAGGGCCAGATGGGGGGCAAGCCCCTGGCCCTGTCCCAATGGCAGCGCGACGAGCTCGTCGGACCGCTCTTCGGCTGGCGTCGCCCCGACGGCACTCGCCGCTACCGCACGTGCTACCTCGAGGTGCCGAGGAAGAACGGGAAATCGACGCTTTGCGCGGGCATCGCGCTGCTGCTGTTGCTTTGCGACCGCGAGCCGGGAGCCGAAATCTACTCGGCTGCCGGCGACCTCGAGCAGGCCCGCATCGTGTTTGAGATGGCCAGGCAGATGATCGCTCAAAATCCGAAGCTCAAAAAGATGGTCAAGGTCTACAAAGGCGCCATCGTCGTGCAAAAAACGGCCAGCGCGTACAAGGTCCTGAGCAGCGAGGCGTACAGCAAGCACGGGCTCAACGCGCACGGCATCATCTTCGACGAGCTCCACACACAGCCCGACCGCGAGCTGTGGGACGTGCTGCGGACGAGCGTCGGCGCCCGCCGGCAGCCGCTCACGCTCGCGATCACCACGGCCGGCTTCAACCGCAACTCGCTCTGCTGGCAGGAGCACGAATACGCCGAGCGGGTGCGCGAGAAACCCGAGCTCGATCCGTACCACCTACCGCTGATTTATGCCGCCGCGCCCGACGACGATTGGCGCTCGCCGGCCACGTGGGCGAAGGCCAACCCGGGCCTGGGGACCTCCGTCAGGCCGGAGTACCTGGCCCAGGAGTGCGCGAAAGCCGCCGATTCGCCGGCGCTCGAAAACACCTTCCGGCGCCTGCACCTCAACCAATGGACCGAGCAAGACGTCCGTTGGCTATCAATGGAGCGGTGGGACCGGTGCGGCCGGCGCCCGATCGACCGCGAGGCCCTGCGCGGGCAGGCGTGCTATGCCGGAGTTGACCTGTCGAGCACGACGGATCTGACCGCCGTCGTGCTGGTATTCCCGCGCCCGCAAACCAGCGGGGCCACGCGCTATGTCGTGCTGCCCTTCTTCTTCGTCCCGGCGGACAATCGCGCGGCGCGGCAGCGCAAGGATCGCGTGCCGTACGACACTTGGACCGCCCGCGGCCTGATCGAGGCCACGCCGGGCAACGTGGTCGATTACGACCGCGTGCGCGCGCGAATCAACGAGCTCCACAAGGAGTACCGGATCAAGGAGATCGCGATCGACCGCTGGAATAGCACGCAGCTCCAGACGCAGCTCGCAGGCGACGGTTTCACCGTCGCCGAGTTCGGCCAGGGCTACGCGTCGATGTCCGCGCCGACCAAAGAGCTCGAGGCGCTGGTGCTCGCCGACCGCGTGGAGCACGGAGGCCACGAAGTGCTGCGCTGGTGCGCCGCCAACGTGGCCGTCGAGACCGATGCCGCCGGAAACCTAAAGCCCTCGAAGGGCAAGAGCACGGAGCGCATCGACGGCATCGTGGCCACGGTGATGGCGCTGGGGCGCGCGATGGTCCAACCCACACACCGCAGCGTCTACGAGACGAGGGGAGTGCTGACGATATGAGTGACTTGGACGTGCGCGATTTCACGACGCGCCTGCAGGTCGATTCGGGGGGATTTTCCTCGCGCGGAGGCTCGTCGCTCGAGGCCCGCAGCGTCGAGAACCCCTCGACGCCGCTGTCCGCCGGCGCCGATTGGATGTACGACGTCCTCGGCGCGATCAAGAGCGCGAGCGGCATCCGCGTCAACCGCAAGACGGCCTTCACGTACTCGCCGATTTGGCGCGGGATCAACCTGTTGGCGCGCGACACCGCGAAGCTCCCGCTGTCGGTCTACCGGCTGAGCGGTGACCGCGATGACGCCAAGGAGCCGGACAAAGAGCACCCGGCGTACTACCTGCTGCGGCGCAAACCCAATCGCGAGCAGACCGCCCACGCGTGGAAAATGCTCACGATGGCGCACGCCATTCTGGAGGGCAACGGCTACAGCTATATCGCGCGGCGCGGCGACGGCACGCCGACCGAGATCGTGCCGCTGCTGCCCGACCGCACCTACCCCGTGCGAAAGGATGGCGTGCTCTGGTACGTGACCGCCGTCAACGGCGAGCTGCGCAAAATCGTGCCGGAGGACGTCCTGCATGTGAAGGGCTTGGGCTTCGATGGCCTCGCCGGGTATCCCTTATACATGTTCGCGCGCGATTCGCTGGGATGCGGGATGGCCGCGCAGAAATTCGGGGCCAAGTATTTCGCCAACTCGACCGCCGTCGGCGGCCACATCGAGTTCCCGGGCATGCTCACCGAGATCGCGCAGCGGAACCTGCGCGACAGCTTCGAGCGAATTCACCAGGGACTCGAAAACAGCCACCGGGTGGCCGTGCTCGAGGAGGGCGCGAAATACGTCGTCGACGGGCACAACGCCCGCCAGGCGCAGTTGATTGAGCTGCTCGAATTCGGCTACGTCGAGGTCTCGAATTGGCTGGGCATTCCGCCGCACAAGCTCGGCTACCAAAAAGCGAGCAGCTACGCCAGCCTCGAGCAAGAGAACCAGGCCTATCTCGACGAGGGGCTCGACCCCTGGCTGTGCAACCTCGAAGGCGAATGCTGGGATAAGCTCCTGACGGAGGAGGAAAAGCAGCGAGACAGCCACGACATCCTCTTCGATCGGCTGATGCTTGAGCGCGCCGACACGGCCGCCAGGGGCGAGTATTTCCAGAAGGCGCTGACCACCGGCTGGATGTGCCGCGACGAGGTGCGCGCCCGCGAAAACCTCAACCCGCTGCCCGACGGGGAGGGCCAAAAATTCATGACGCCGCTCAACGAAGCGATCGTGGGCGGACCCGCGACGCTGGCCGAGCCGCCGCCGCCGGGTGACGGCCCCGCGGAGCCGCCGGCCGGCGACGGTTCCGCGCGGAGCGCCGCGCTGGAAACCGCCGCGCGGCGCGCCGTGGCCGACGCCGCGGCCCGCTGCGCGCGGCGCATCGCGACCCACGCGGGCCGCAAGGCCGATCCCGAGGCCTGGCTGGCCGGGGGCGCCGTGCGCGAGCACCGCGAGACGATCGAGGCGATCGCCGGCCCGGCGCTGGCGATCGCTGCCGCGCTCTGGGCGCCGGGCATTGAGCCGCGCGCCTTCGCCGCCGCGCTCTTCGCGCGCGCGAAACAAGGAATGGACGAGGCCGCGATCGCCCGCGAGCTGACCGAACTGGCGACCCCGCCTACGCACTAACCCCATCACGGAGTGATAGACATGCCCACCGCAACGCACCCCGATCGCCGCGCCGAGCGGCGATACCTCCCGACGACGCCTTACGCGATCCGCCTGATCGACCGCCGCGGCGCGGACGGCCAGGGCGACGGCGCCGGCGCGACGCCCGACTCGATGCCCGCCGTCGACGGCTACGCGGCGGTCTTCTGGCAGGACGGACAGACCCAGACCCAATACATGCTGTACGAGGACCTCGCCGAGCGCATCCTACCCGGCGCCTTCGACCGCGCGCTCGTGGAAGACGACGTCCGCGCGCTGGTGAACCACAACGCCAATCTCGTCCTGGGTCGCACGTCGGCCGGCACGCTGAAGCTGTCGATCGACACCACGGGCCTGCGCTACGCGATCGAGCCGCCCGATACCCAGGCGGCCCGCGACGTGACGGCCTCGATCCGCCGCGGCGACGTGTCGGGCAGCAGCTTCAGCTTTATCCCGACCGACGTCAGTTGGCGCGAGCAAGAGGGGCTCGTGATCCGCGAGATCCGCGCCGTCCAACTCTTCGACGTCGGGCCCGTCACGTTCCCGGCCTACGAGGCGACGACTGCGGGCCTGCGCAGCCGCTCGCGGCACCGCGACGACCTCGAGGACGTGCGTGCCGAGCTCGGCGCGTGGCGCGCCAGCGGCGCCGCGGCCGTGGCCGGCCGGCTCGCCGCCTACCAGGCCCGCGCCCGGGCCTGCGAGATCGGATGACCCATGCACCACCCCGAGATCGAGTCCTATCGCGACGAAACGGAGCTGCCCAGCGTGCTCGACGACCGGCCCCCGATCGCCGGCCACCCGCGCCCGAGCGCCGCCGTCGCACGCCGCAACGGCGTCCCCATCGAGCGGATCGAGGCGCAGAAAATCCGGGCGCTCGACGCGCTGGGCCTGTCCCGCCGCGAGATCGCGCGGGCCGTGAAACGCGGCCGCGAGACGGTCCGCCGCGTGCTGGCCGGCGAGACGGCCCGCCAATCGGGACAGGGCCGCGTCGACCGCGACGGCCGGCTGATCACCGAGTCCGTCGAGCCGCCCGTGCGCTGCGCGACGTGCCGCGGAATGCTGCGCGAGGTTCCGTGCCGCCTGTGCTGGCAGCGAGCCGCGCGCGGTGCCCACGCGGGCTAAAGCCCACGCTACAAAGCACTTAGCAGCCGGCCCATGTTTTGCGCCCGCGCCCCGCTATAATCCGCCCTTCGCGTCGCACGGCCGCCCAGTCGGCCAGGCGACCTTCAGGACACGCTGTCCAATCGGCGCGGATTGCCACGCAACCCCAAGCCGAGACCCCAAGCAATGGACCTCGAAGTCCCTCCGACCGTTCCCGCCCCGCGCGCGTCACTAAAGGCCAAGCGCGAGGAGCGCGCCGGCCTCGCGATCAAGATCCGCGAGCTGGCCGACCGCGCCAACGACGGCGGCCGCGACTTCACGGCCGAGGAAAAGCCCGAATGGGAGCGCGTGAACGCCGATTACGACCGGCTGACGCGCGAAATCGACCTCGGCCAGCGCGCCGAACAGGTCGAGCGCGACATGGCCGCCGCGCCCGATCACCCCCTCGGCCGCGACGACAGCGAGACCCGCGACGGCCGCGGCGACCCGAACCGCCTGCGCTCCGACGCCGGGCCCAGCGAGGAGACCCGCGCCCTGGCCCTGCAGGGCTGGTGCCGCGCCCAGAGCGACCTGGACCTCACCGAGCGCCACGTCGAGGCGCTCGCGGCGTGCCATATCAACCCGAACCAGCGCGCCTATCGCATCCCGCTGTTGATCGGCGCGCACGATTACCGCCAATTTCGCCGGGCGGCCCGCCAGGGCCGCGAGAGCCGCGCGCTCTCGGCCTTTGTCAACACGCTCGGCGGCTACACGGTGCCGCAGGGCTTCGTGACCGACCTCGAGCTCGCGCTGCTCCAGTGGACGCAGCTGCGCGGCGTGTGCGACGTCATGCGGACGGCCGAGGGCAACGACCTCCCATGGCCGACGGTCAACGACACGGGGAACAAAGGCGCGATCCTGGTCGAGACGCAGAACGTCGCGCTCACCGAGCAGCCGCTGTTCGGGCAGGTCATTTTCCACGCATACAAATACACCAGCAACCTCGTGCAGGTGCCGACCGAGCTCCTGCAGGATTCGGCCTTCAACCTCGCCGCCTACCTGGCCGAGCTGCTCGGGATCCGGATCGGCCGCATCCAGGCCGATCATTTCACGACGGGCAGCGGCGCGAGCCAGCCCAACGGCCTCGTCAACGCGGCCACGCTCGGGATCACGACCGCGGCGCCGGCCGCGATCGCGGCCGACGAATTGTACAACCTGAAGCACTCGGTCGACCCCGCCTACCGGCCCGACGCCGGCTGGATGTTTCACGACCAGGTGCTGTTGTACCTCAAGAAGCTCAAGGACGGCATCGGCCGCTACCTCTGGCAGAGCAGCCTGGCCTCGGGCGACCCCGACACGATCGACGGCGACCCGATCACGATCAATCAGTCGATGGCTAACGCCGTCGCGTCGGCCAATACCACCGTGGTCTACGGCAATTTCCAAAAGTACAAGATCCGCGACGTGGCCGAGATCCGGCTGCTCAAGCTGATTGAGCGCTACGCCGATCAGGACATGACCGGCTTCGTGGCGTTCATGCGAAGCGACGCCAACCTTTTGGACGCCGCGACGCACCCCGTGAAGACGCTGCAGCAGCACGCGTAAGCGAGTGTTTCCGCGGAAACACCCAAGACCCATGAAAATCCGCCTCACCTGCGACCGATTCGACGGCGTCGCGCTGCGATGCGCCGGCGACGAGATCGACCTGCCGGCGCCCGAGGCCTACCGCATGCTGGCCGGCGGCACGGCCGAGCCGGTCGAACCGGCCGCGCCCGAAACGTGCACCAGGCCCGCGCCCCGCGCGGCCGCGCGGCCGCGAAAAAACACCCACTAACAGGGGTCCCATCCCATGGTCAATCTCCTCAACGATTGCAAGATCGTGCTCGCGAACACCGACGTGGCGGCCGGCGTCACGACGATCGACACCGCCGGCCTCGACACCGCCGGCTACGACGGGATCTGTTTCGTCGCGCTGCTGAATTCCGTGGTGGCCGGCGCCGAGCCGACGCTCGCCGCGCAGGGCGCCACGGCGCTCGCCGGCGGGTACGGCCAGATCGCCAGTCAGATCACGCCGGTCGTGGCGGCCGCCGTGACCGACACGATCCTGGTCCTCGACACGGCCTTCCCGGGCGGCAGCAAGGGCTACCGTTACGTGCGGGCCGAGCTCGTCCGCGGCGCGCAGAATTGCGCGGTCGGCGGAATCCTCGCGATCCTCTACCGGGGGAAAAAGCTGCCCGCGGCGATCGACCCGACCGTGCTGGCGAGCCTTTTCGGTGAGGGGAGCTAGCCGCAGAGGGGTTGGGGGTTGGAGGTTGGAGGTTAGAGGTTAGAGGTTGGAGGTTGGAGGTTAGCCCATGAATACGCCAGTCGCTGAAACCGGCCACGTGCCCAACGAGGCCTACCTCGACCGCCAGGGCAACGTCCAGCTCAACGGCGCCACGTTGAGCGCCAACACCGGCCCGAGTCCGGGCTTCGTGCTCGAGTCGGCCGTGGACGGCCTGACGGCTCACGCCGGCGGCGGCCAGGCCGCCGCCACGCCGCTGACCGCCCAAAGCAACGGCGTCTCAACGGTGGCCACGATCGCCGACTCGGTACTCCTGCCGCCCAGCGTGCCCGGCCTCTCGATCGCCGTGACCAACGAGAGCGCCAACTCGCTCGACGTGTATCCGGCGGCCGGCGAGGCGATCAACGCGCTGGGCGCCAACGGCGCCTACGCGCTCGCGGCCGCGACGACCGTCGTGTTCCGCTGTTACACCGCCGGCGCGTGGCGCAGCTAGAAAAAGGCGTTAGGCGGGGAGGTGACCCCTAACCGCTAACCTCTAACCTCTAACCCCTAACCTCTAGCGTCTAACCTCATCATTGCCTGTTTTCCTAACGCCTAACGCCTAACGCCTCTCCCCGCCTAACCCATGGCCACGCCCTACAAACTGATTTCGGCCGCGACGACCAACGCCACCAGCGTCACGGCCGTTCCCACGGCGCTGCTCGGGATCACGGCCCAAAACGCGACCGCCGCGCTCCGCTACCTGAAACTCTACGACAAGGCCGCCGCGCCCGTCGTGGGGACGGACGTGCCGGTCGAGACGATCGCCCTGCAGCCCAACAGCACGTTCCGCGCGGCATACCCGCGCGGACTCGCGTTCCTGGCCGGCCTGGCCTGCGCGCTGACGGCGGGGCAGGCCGACACCGACGCGACGGCCGTCGCCGCCGGCGACGTGCTGGTCGATCTGGAGTACCAGCCGGGCGGCTGAGGTCATGTACGACTCGCGCAATCCGCACGCCTCGCTCTCGCTCGTGACGCCGCCGGCGGCGGAGCCGGTGGCCCTGGCCGACGCCAAGCTGTACGCCCGCATCAGCACGACGGCCGACGATGCGATCGTGAGCGACCTGATTCAGACGGCGCGCGAGTGGCTCGAGGTGTGGACGCGCCGCGCGTTCGTGATCCAGACCTGGCTTCTGACGCTCGACAATTTCCCGATTTTTTACGATTGGTACGAGTGGTCGCCCTATCAAACGACGGCGCCGTACCAGAGCGCGCAGCAATGGCAAACGCAAAACATTATCCGGCTGCCGGTGCCCCCGCTGCAGTCGGTCACGTCGATCGAGTACGTGGACGCGACGACCGGCGTCCTGGCGTCGCTCGCCGCCGACCTGTACCAGGTGGACGTCGCCAGCGAGCCGGGGCGCATCGCGCCGGCCTACGCGACGTTTTGGCCGACCGCCCAGGCCTCGATCGGCAGCGTGAAAATCCAGTTCGTCGCCGGCTACGATTTGGCCGGCGGCGCGAAAGTGCCCAGCCGCGTGTTGACCGCGATCAAGTTGGCCGTGAGCAGCTGGTACCAGAACCGCGAGATGGC